TTGCAAAAGTTGATTTGTCCTACCTGGGTGTGATTTCTGATCTTCAGGTAAGAAGTTTGACCAAAGACCTTCCGAAAGAAGATATGGAAGCCCTGGCTTCTGGTCTTAAAATGTTGAATGCTTTTGAACTGGATATGGTTCATATGCTTACCAGTAATAAATTATATGCCTCAGTTGAACATGACAATGTTGGAATGTCTGAACTGGTTGGGGTTGTTTCAGGTATGAAAGCCTCACATCCGACTACCCCTGCCCCTTGTCCTGAAGGGCAGGTTAGGCGTAATGGTGTGTGTGTACCAAAGGCTGAACATGGGGGGGTTGAAGTAGGTGATTCCACAGGCCCAGGTGGTGTAAATAATCACATCCATATTCTTGAAGAAGGTGGGGTTACATCTGAAGCAGAAGGTCATACCCATACGTGGAATAATGAGGAAGCAACAACAAGTTCTACTAATAAGCATACCCATCAGCTAGGCTAAAAAAATGGTAGTCAAAGTAGAAGCCTATCTTGACTTGGAAGCATCTCTAGAAGCATTGGTTCTGCCCCAATGGAATAAAATTCAAAGACGGGTTGTACCCCAGATTGAAGCTGCGATTCTAGATCACGATTTGGCTAAGGTCACTCAGATAGTTGATACCATCAACACATCTCTTTTATATCAAGGCAAACTCAAATCAATAAATACACTTCTCAAAACGGGGTTGGTTTTTGGGGGTGCTTTAATTAATGGGAATACTCTTGATCTGGAAGTAGTGTTAAATCCAAAAGCTTTAGAAATGCCTTCTATTGCTACCAATCAATTTCAAATTCAATTAGATCAGGCAATGATTACTGTTCGAAAACGGTTCTTGCAGTTGGCTGTGAAATTGGAAGCTAGACTTACCTTTGAAGAACAACAAGCAGAAGAATTCAGTAAAGGTGATTCAATCAATGTTCAGAAAATCAATCCTATCAATATAAGAAGTGCTCTGAATACGGGCGCGGGGAATATTGGGGGCGGTATGATAAGTGTAGCGTCTTCCCTTCAGATGTCACGGATGTCCCAATACGGTTTTGTTGCTGAAGCTTCTTCACGGGGCGTAACTCATTATATTGTGAATGAACAATTAGATAGTAGGATTTGTCCTGTGTGCAAAACTATGCACGGCAAAAGATTTGAGGTTGCCCCCGCATTGGCAAAACTGGATACCCATATAAGAATAACTGACCCCACTGATTTAAAACTTCTTGCGCCTTTTCCCCTGCAAAGCAAGGCTGCTGTCAAAGATTTAACTGAAATGACCAATGAACAAATGAGGGCAAAGGGTTGGGATACTCCCCCGTATCATCCCAGATGCAGGGGCTTATTGAAGTTTGTTCGCGCACCTAGAGTAGTTCAACCTGTGAATCCTTTGCGCCCTGGTCAAAAACTTCCAGACAAACCTTTTACTTCTTCCTCAGATTATTATATTGCGGGGGATACAGCAGTAACCGAAGAAGGAATTCTTGGGGCTTTGTCTGAAGCGGATGCTGCGGGTATCAGACATTTTGAAGACCTACTAACAAATGTGACCCCCACTATAGACAGGTTTAGAATTAATGGTGTGTGGACTGCGGAAAGGAGAGTGGTTCATAGGGAGATTGTAAGAAAAGTTATTCTTGGTTTCAATGAAGAAACCCTACTTTTAGACCGTTCTAATATCCTGGCTAATGGAATACACAAAGCTAAGGTTGCTGATAATGTAGCCCCAACATATACCGTTTTGGGTGGGCGCGGGGGTTCTGGTAAATCTTGGTTCTCAAGAACATTTGGCCCTGTAGACCCAAAGAAGAATTTGATAATGGATAGTGATGCGATCAAGAAATTGCTGCCCGAATTTGAGGGGTGGAATGCGGGGGAACTTCACCTAGAATCTTCCCACCTGTTTGATGAAATCACAAAGATTGCCAGAAGAATGAATCTTAATACGGTTCATGATATGACTTTGAAAAATGCACGGCAAGCTGTTCAACGCATGAATCTTTTTTCTGATGCAGGGTATCAACTTGAAGGTTATTACATGTACCTTCCCAGACACGAAGCTGCAAACAGAGCAATAGCACGGGCATTAGGGGAAGAAGCAAGATATGTTCCCCTGGATATAATCCTTTCCAATACCAAGAATGAAATAGTTTTTGATCAACTTCGATCTAGTTTTAAAAAGTGGGGTATGTGGGATAATCTTGTACCCTTTGGAGAACAACCTAAATTTGTTGGAGGAAGTTTCTAATGGCTAAAGTCAGAAATTCAGCGGGTGATGCTTTCCTTACTTATGCTGATGGTAGTTTTATTGATTCCGATCACATGGAAAATGATGTTGTTTCAGTATCAGAAAGTGCGCGGGATAATGAACCCCTAATAACAGATGATGCATCTATTGAAGAATTATTTCCTGAACTTGATCTTGAGACAGGAAAATTCACATTCGAAGATTAATTTTCTATTGATCTTAGTATCAAAAAATCCTTGCGGTTCGCGTTAGGTAGTTCTAAATTACACACATAGATTATTGGCTTTGAGAAAAAATGCCGTTACCCACACCTAATACGGGTGAATCTCAGGATATTTTCATTGCGCGTTGTATGAGTAATCCAACAGCAATTAAAGATTTTCCTGATACAACGCAAAGGGCTGCGGTTTGTTTTTCTCAGTTTGCAAAAGATGAGAATGTGACCAAAAATCATTTAATGAATATCAAAAAGATAGATGAGGAACTACAGATTGTTTATGCTGAAGTCTATGTTCCTGATACACCAGATTCAGATAATGATTTTATGAGTGTCGATACCGTGCGGGAAATGGGTCATAATTTTCTGGCAAATGGAAGGGTCACAAAGGTTGATGTAAACCATAGCAGGGATGAAATTGCTGCTGCTGTGGTCGAAAGTTTTATAGTTCGCAAAGGAGACCCAGATTTTATTGAAAATGCCTGGGTTGCAGGGATTAAAATTATGGATGATTCAGTTTGGGAACTAATAAAAAGTGGGGAGATTAACGGCTTCTCATTAGATGGTGTAGGGCAAGGTAAAGATACTGAACTGGAAATTGAAATTCCAGAGTTTGTAAAAGGTGAAACTGATAAACAGGATAATCACAAGCACATCTTCAAGGTTCACTTCGATGATGAAGGGACTTTTCTTGGAGGTCAAACAGTTGATGATGAAACTGATCACGTTCACCTTATCAAGCGAGGTACTATTACTGAAGAGACCAATGACCATGCACACCGATTTAGCTTCGTTGAGGTTTATACACAATGACCCGTAAAAAGGTAATTATCCAAGCTCGTGAACTTTCAGAAATGGATGTGAATATAATCTCTTTAGTTAAGCGTGGTGCGAATCGTATTCCTTTCCGTATCGTAAAATCTGATGGAGAACCCACCATGAATCTTTCAAATCTATTTGTTTGGAAACAAGAACCACAACCTGCTGCCCTGGTTGCTGTTGTACTAGCAAAAACAGCTAACCATGATGCCTATACCAAAGCCCTTGAAAAAGGGGGTTTTGATGTTGATCACGTAACAGAAGGGGAAGAAGGAACCATTACCCTGATGTTTACCAAGTCTGATGAAATGGAAGATGCCGTTGCATTGAAAATCTCAGATGAGGTTGCACTAATTGTTGTCGGTGTCGAGAAGGGCTTGCTTGCCTTCCCCGATAGCAATTCCTTTATCGAAAATATCACCAAAGCAGGATTTGCGCCTTCGTATCGGATTGCGAATGAAATCCTGACTGAGACAGTTGGCAATATTATCTTCTCTGAAGGTGATGCCGAAGAAACCAAGACAGCGGTTTCAAAAGCAATTGAAGATTTCGGTGGGTACATCGAAGCAATCCTTTCTACTATCCCTGTTCAGGCTTTCAAAGCTGAAGAAATTGTAGTGGAAGTTGAAAAGGGTTTGCTGAATTCGCCTGCCAAAACTCCGAAGAAAGCTGCCAAGAAAAAGCCTGCCAAGGATGATGCCAAGGGTGATGCCAAGGCAACTAAACAGGATGAAGATGAAGAAGATGAAGATGCAGTTGCAGATGATTCTGATGGTGCAGATGATGCAGGTGCAGATGAATCAGGTTCGGATGATGCTGATGATTCTGAAGAAGAAGGGGCAGAAGACAGTTCAGAAGATGTATCGAAAGACCCAGATGGGGAAGATGATTCTTCCTCAGATGAAATCCAGGGTGAAGGTGGGGCGAAGGCTCTAGAAGCATTAGCCAAATCTTTATCTGGTATCACTGATGATCTTGCGGAAATTAAAACTTCCCAGGCTGAAGTGAGGAAAGAACTTTCAGAACGGTTAGATGATCTGGAAGCCAAGGTAAAAAAGACTGATGAAGCCCTAGCGGGTACTGTCAACTCTGAGGACGCCGAGGATGATTCTGCGGCTGAACCGAAGAAAGTCAAAGCTGTAAAGTGGGATAACTTGTTGGACTTCGGTGACGTAGAGATTTCCTAAGTCTTTGTACTGTAACTTTTGTAAATTGGAGTATTAAATATGTCTTCTAATAGTAAGATTATCCAAAAAGCGGATATGACTCTTGCAGACTTGGCTTCTGGTGGTCTGTTAAATCCAGAACAGGCTGCGGCATTTATCCGCAAGCTCAGAATTACACCTACCATCCTTAACCAGATGCGTACTGTGGTAATGAGTTCCCCCCAACGTAACATCGACAAGATCGGTTTTGGTGATCGAATCCTGATGCCTGCAATTTCTGGTGTCGCTTTGGATGTCGATACTTCGCCAACCAATCGGCGTAGTAAAGCAACCACTGAGCAAGTTCAACTGACTACCAAGGAAGTTATTGCTGAAGTTCGGTTGCCCTACGATGTCATCGAAGACAACATTGAACAGGGTGGTGCAAGCATTAACGCAGACCCGACTATGACAGGTTCAGGTGTTGTCCAAGGTGATTTCAAAGATACCATCATGGAACTAATGGCAGAACGTGTTGCCATTGACCTAGAAGAATTAGCGATTCTGGGTGACACTGGTTCTGGTGATGCGTACCTTGCCCTGTTGGATGGTTTCCTTGTGGCTGCGACTTCGAATATCGTAGACCAGGGGGCTGCTGTTATTTCCCGTACCATGTTCAAGAACGGTATCAAAACCCTTCCTGATCAGTACAAAAATCAACTTGCACAGTTGAAGAACTTCGTAAGCATGGACAACTATACCGAGTATCAGGACACTCGTGCGAATCGGGAAACCAATGGTGGTGATACCGTAAATGAACAGGTAACTCCTATCCTTTGGGCTTTGGGAACAAAGGTTGAAGGTGCTGCTGTTATGCCTGCCGTGAACGGACTCTTCACAAATCCGAATAACATGATCTGGGGTATTCAGCGTCAAATGTCTGTCGAAGTTGACAAGATTATTACTGAGCGTGTTTTCGTTATTGTCATGACCCTGCGAAT